TCATCGCTTAGTCTCCGATTGCTGCGGTCGGAAGGGCGAGGTAGGGTTTGATGTGAGGGATATGCCCCCATCTCCGCCAACAGAAACCCAAAGTCGTCCGCCTCCTCCGCTTTCTGTGGATGCGAAGCCGCAAAGTCTTTCCGTAAAAGTTCCAGAACCGTCAGAACATCGTGAGGCGAAAGAAACTGCGTGAGTGCGTTAAAAGCATCCTTGCCCTTACACTGCGGGGGTAGAGAACGAGACCGCACGAGATTATCCAACCAGCCATCCAACCACAATAACTCTTGGGGACTACACGGTTTCTCCACGAGTTCTTTTCCCGCTCTGGGACAGAGGATGGCTTTCTCCTTCTTGAACTTTTCCAGCGGCTCTTCAAATCTGACTTTTTTTACACGCCAATCTTTGCCCAGCGGTGAGCCATTCATCTTTTATCTATGTAGAGTATAGAGAATATGCCCGTTGGATTAGGTGAAGTAAAGGATTACCCACTGTCCGATGGGGATATACGGAAGATATTGGGCGGCGACATCAGCATCCTAACCTATCCAGACCTCAATAAAATTAACGACATTCAGCAGATTTTTGACAAGAAGGGCCGATGTATATTGCTCTTCTTGACATCCAGCCCAACGGCGGGACACTGGTGTTGCCTCCTCAACAAGAAGAAAGGCATAGAGTTTTTTGACCCCTATGGTGAAGCGCCAGAGAAGCAGAAGGATGGCGCAGACCCCATTCTACTGGAGCAACTGGGAGAACGACAACCGAGATTGGTGGAACTACTACGGAAGAGCGGGAAGCCCGTCTTTTACAACACGCACGACTTTCAAGCGGACAAGAGCAACATTAATACTTGCGGACGACACTGTGTGGTGAGGTGTCTGTATGCTCCCTACTCACTGGAAAAATATAAACGAATTATAGACAGTAGTGGGTTGTCTCCCGATGACTTTGTCTCGGGCATAACCTACGATAAACTGCGAAAGTAAAAAATATGTGTAGAGGATATAGAAGAGATGTTCTCATCAAGCATTCAGACACAAGGCGACAATCAAGATGCTCCCGATTATGTGTATTACAATGCGGACATCATCAATAATACGACGGCGAATACCTTTGGAGGTGTAGCCATCAAGGACCCGCAGATTCGGTTCAACGAGACCCGTGATACTGCGATTATCCGAAACGCCGCTGACTACTACTTCTCCATCATCCGTTTTACGATGGATGGAGCTAATCGGGACTTGCCGCTTTTCATTCCCAACATCGCAACGGGAACGGGCCAAGAGAATGTGAATCTCACGACATACTCTATGGCGGTTTCATTCCAGCAAGTATTGGACCTTAGCGGCATTTCTATCGTTGTCCGTGGTATTCCCCAGCAGCGCTTCATTCAGTATGTTCCCGAAACCCAGAACGCTATTTCCGCACCCATTCCACGAAGTATGGCGGCGACTAATTTTGTGGGTCAATGGAGTGCTGGAACCCAGTATTTGCTGGGACAGATTGTTTCAACCACGGCGGCAAATCAGTATGGTTCCTATGACGGTCCTTTCTACATAGTCGGTCCTCAGACCCTTTGGAAACAGCAGACAACATATGCGATTGGAGCGGTGGTTCAATACAATAATGTCATCTACCAAGCCATCGCAGTCAATCAAGGCGTTGCTCCAACGGTGGGACCGAACTGGGTTCTGGCTCCCGTTGTCGGCACAGACCCTACCACATCCACTCTCTGGACACGCACGACGAATGACTTGGGAAATACCCAAGACCTTACCAGCCGATACTACTGGGTCTATACTTACCAGCACTGGGTCAATCTGTGGAACGACACGATGCTTGACACGACCCAGTTCGGTGCGGGTCCGACCGCCCCTTCCACATGCGCTTACCAAGACACCTACAAAGCATTCTACGCCGATTATCTCTTGAAAGGCGGTCCAGCGGGGGTGTTCCCGTATCCGACATTCGGTATTTTCTGTAGTGCCGTGTATCCTCCCGTGATGAAGTATGTAGCCACTTCGTCCAAGTTTGACATCTACATGGACAGTGCTGGGTTCGGCACCCGTCTTACGGCATTCACTCCTATCCCTTACTCGGCGGGTCCGCCCCTTGTCGTGGTGGGGCAGCCCCAGCACCCCGTGTGCCGTCTGTTCTTCAACGCCAATATGTATGGTCTCTTCGCCAACTACGACAACATCTATTACAACGACCCAGTCGCCACTTTTACTACTCTCGGAGCTCCGAGCCCCGACGGATATGTGAATGAAATCCTCGCAACGAACAAAGCGTATCAGAATATAGCCGATTTCCGACTGGCTCCTTACCAAGGCACCGCACCTCTCGGCTACGACCCCGTCGGGCTGACGGGAGTCCCACTCTTACCGAATATGCTTGAGCGGGTCTTCTACATTGCGCAGCAAGACTATTCCTCTACGGACTCTCTCTGGTCGCCCGTCAGTTCTATCGTTTTCACATCCACTCTGTTGCCCGTGAAATCAGAGGCTACGGGAGCCCCCGTTGTTCTTGGTGCTGGAAACTTGGGCTTCACTCAAGCCACCGTCCAGTCGGCTTTCCAGCCTATCATCACGGACATTGCTCTGGACACTTCGGTCGGCAACGCAGACTCTTACCGCCGCTTCATCTACTACGCTCCGTCGGCCGAGTATCGGCTCTCCGACTTCTCATCGTCCAAGCAAGATATTCGCAACATAGACATCCAAGTCTTCTGGAAGAACCGTCTGGACAATCAACTCTACCCAATCAATATGTTCAACTTGTCATCCGTGAGCATCAAGGTAATGTTCAAACACAAGGACGCTGGATGCCCTCAGCCCAAGTATTGAGTGATTTGAACTCCCCCGAACAATCTGAACCTTTCCGTCTTCTTCGGAAAGTTTGAGAAATATCTCCGCCACCAAAAAAATATTGTTATAAGGTATAATACCAGATGAGTGCCGACATTGAGAAACTCGCCGTGTTTGACAGTCGCATCGTCCAGTCTCGCCCCAAGTATGCGGTGGAGAAGGGAGCTCTCTCTCTCACGAACGCTCCGTTCAACGCCATCGCAGCAACCCAGTCCCAGCACACTTACAACATTTATGTTCCGTCAGAGAATGTTTATGTTGATAGGGCGTTAGAGTGGTCCAGCACGGTGTATATGTCAATGACGGCGACTCTGACCTCGCAGCCGTTTGGAACTGCCCCTATCGCTCAGTGGGGTCGTGATTGTGCCCTCACGGCGTTCCCGCTCAACTCTCTCTGCTCAACCCTCACGGCGACTATCAATGACACCACGAGCGTCATTAACTCCCAAGATGTTCTGAAGGAGGTTCTCCGTCTGACGGATTACAAGAAGAACCGACTCCAGCGGACATGCCCGACGATGTTGGATAAGTATCAGTCCTACGACGATGCTGCGGGTGCGGTGAATAACCCTCTGGCGGGGTATGAGAGCCAGACGGACTACGCCGAGACCCCGAACGGCGCTTTCCTCAATGTAATCTACACGGACCCGCAAGGCAATGCTCTACCCGCTCCCTCTGTGATTCCAGCTTCTACTTGGACTCCCGCTTACGCTGGTGCGTTGTATGTATCTCTCAACGGTCAGCCTTGTGTTCCGAATGAGTGGGACCCCGCCCGAACTTACCCCGTTGGTTCTCTTGTTACCTTTGACGGACACATCTGGACTGCCGCCGCTCCCGTAGTGGGGACGGCTCCAGTGGAACCCGCTTGGACAGATGATGGACCCGTGGTCGGCACCCCGCTCCCTCTCTACTTCCGATGGGGCTCTACGGAGAAACTCGTGCTCTCCCCGTTCGTGTTTTCGGACTGTCATGAGTGGGACACGGGTCTGTTCGGCATCAACAACATCCAGCTGATTATGAACTTACAATCCCCAGCTCGTATCGTGCGCAGCACGACTCGGTTCGGTTGCTCTCTCACGGCTCCCGTGTATAACGCTACCTCATCATCTGGGGCATTCAGCAACTCTCGTGTGAATGTCCAGTTTCTGACTCCCAGCCTTGATGTCCCACTGCCGCCCAAGAGCGTAGTGCCCTACATGGAGTTTCCCCGCTACATCACCCAGTATCAAGGTGGGTCCATCCAAGCGGGTCAAGTCGTCCAGCTCCAGTCGCAGACAATCACGCTCCCGCAGATTCCCGACCTTTTCATCATCTATGTCAAGCCGAGTGCCTCTTCCCTCACACCTACGCAAGGTGATTACTATCTGCCCGTTGCGACGAGTGCGGACGGTGTCTCAGCCCCACTATCAATCAATTTTGACAATTTTGCTGGTCTGTTGTCCAGCCAGACCTCGGAGCAGTTGTATTCTATGTCCGTGAAGAACGGTCTGGATATGGACTGGAACACTTGGGCGGGTTTCGCACATGTGGGTAATGCTCTCCAGAACGGCACTATGGGTGGAACGAACCAGCAGCAAGGTGCGGGAGGCGCTTGTGGTCGTGTCCCTCTGGTCGGTGGTCTGCTGGTTCTCAAGCCCAGCCAAGACATTACTCTACAAACGGGTCAAGCCCCGTCGCTCGTAGGAAACTTCACCTTCCAGTTCAATCTCCAAGTGAAGAACACCTCTCCAGCGACACTGAACGGTGTCCAGTTATTCGTGATTACGGCGAACTCTGGCTTCTTTGAGTCCATCCGTGGTTCATCCCGTATCATCAAGGGTGTGCTCTCCGAGCAAGACATCATCTCCGCTCCCCTTGCCCCGATGGGCACACGGGATATGCTCTCACGCTATGTGGGCGGTGCGGGTATGTTCGGTTCCCTTGCGAACATCCTCTCCAAGGCGAAGGATGTGTATCAGCAGTCGAAGCCGATGCTTTCGGCAGTCAAGGATATGCTCCCAGACAGTGGAG